TTTAATTATATACAAGGAAAATACAAAGTTATTATTGAGGGTACTGGAAGTTCACAACTATTACTAACTAAAGATAATGTTGTTAGTGAAGTTAAAATGCAAGGTGAAAGTAAATCAGATAAATTCAATCGTGTTATCGGAACATTTGCCAATCCAAAAAAAGATTTTCAAGATGATACTGTTTCATATCCACCTTATGATGATTCAAATTTAGCAGTAGATGACCAACACGCAACAATGCTAACTGAAGATAACGAAACATTATTAGAAAAAACAGTTGATATGAAGCAAGTTACTTCTCCTTATCAAGCTGAGGAAATTTGCGAGAACATATTAAAAAGATCAAGAAATAATTTAAAAGCTGAAGTTACTGCAACTGCTGAAGCATTGAATTTATCTATTGGAGATATAGTAACAGCTACATACGACACAGCAGGATTTAGTGCTAAACCATTCCGAGTTATGTCATTATCTATTAATTCTGACAGCACAGTTAATCTGGGCTTAGAAGAACACCAAGATAATTTTTACACCTACGAAGGCAAAGGTGAAGAACCCACAATTCCTGATACTGTTTTACCAGACCCATTTACAGTTCAACCACCAGCTTCAGTAACACTTAGCGATCAATTAATCTTATACTCAGACGGAGTAGTTATTACTGCTTTAGATGTAGTGATTGGTGCTTCAGTAGATGACTTTGTAGATTATTACCAAGTTGAATATAAATTAAGTACAGATACTGATTATCTTATTCACGCACAGGGAACAGGATTAAACCAAAGAATATTAAATGTGATAGATGGAGAAGATTATAATGTGAGAGTTAAAGCTGTGAATACTTTAGGAGTATCATCTGATTATGTTACAGCAACAAGAACTATCGTAGGTGGGATTGCTTTACCAAGTGATGTTGAAGATTTTACTTGTAATATAGTTGGACAAGATGCTCATTTAAGCTGGAAGCAAATACCAGATTTAGATTTGGCATATTATCAAATTAGATATTCAACAGTAACATCTGGTGCTACTTGGGTTAATAGTGTTTCATTAGTTGAAAAAGTTGCAAGACCAGCTACTTCAATTACTGTTCCTGCACGAGTTGGTTCTTATTTAATCAAAGCCGTTGATAAGAGTGGAAATTTATCTGCAAGTGAAGCAATTATAGCCACAAACCTATTATCAGTTGGAAACTTTAATGCAATTACAACACAAACGGAATCTCCAACATTTTCAGGAACAAAAACTAATTTAAGTGTATCTAGTGGACAATTAAGATTAACAAGTTTGGCAAGTCAAGGTGTGTATTTATTTTCAGCACCAATAGATTTAGGTGGAGTTTATACATCAAGAGTTACTGCTTCAATAACTCAATTTGCAGAAGATTCTACTGACTTATTTGATACTGGTAGAGGATTTACACTTTTTGACGATGCTACTGGTTCATTTGATGGAGATGCGGCGGCATTTACAAATACTCATTTAGAAATTGCTTTATCTGATGACAATATAACTTACACTTCATTTAGAAACTTTGTAATCGGAGATTACACAGCTAGGTATTATAAGTTTAGATTATTAATGACTTCTTTAGATGGAGTTTCTACTCCAGTTGTTTCAGCTTTAAGTGTTACTGTAGATATGGAAGATAGAATATTTAGTGGTAATGATATTGTTTCAGGAACTGGTACATATTCAGTTACCTTTACTTTACCATTCTATTCTGCTAATTATGCAGTTGGTATCACAGCACAAGGAATGGCTACTGGTGATTATTTTGAATTGACAAGTAAGACTACAACAGGATTTTCAGTTGCTTTCAAAAATAGTTCTGGTACTGGAATATCAAAAACATTTGATTATATAGCAAAAGGTTACTAGATGGCACAACACGATTTTAACATAGCTAACGCAACATTTCCTTCAGTAAGAAGCGACATAAATTCTGCATTAACAGCAATCAATACAACTCAATCAGGAACATCAAGACCAGCTTCTGCTGTTGCAGGTACTATCTGGTTAGACACAACTTCTGCAACTACACCTACCTTAAAATATTATGATGGTGCTGACGATATTTCTTTAGCAACACTTGACCATTCTGCAAACACAGTAAATTGGTTAGACAGTACAGTTTCAATTACTGGACTTTCAACAACTGCTACTGGAACAGTTTTAACACTTACAGATTCGGCTTCTACATCAACAGTAAATTTAATTATAGATAATCAAAAAGAAGTAAGATTTAACGAAACGACTGCTAATGGAACAAATTACATAGGATTGAAAGCACCAGCTTCTGTAAGTGCTGATTTAACATTTACTTTACCAGTTGCACCAACAGCAGATAATCAAGCACTTGTAGCTACGACTGCTGGAGTTATGTCTTTCACTCCTTATACTTTTCCTTCTTCAGATGGAACTGCTGACCAATTTTTAAAAACAAATGGTTCTGCTGTATTATCTTTTGCTACAATAAATGCAGGTACACCAACAGTTAATACTTATGATACAGGTACTGCTGCAACCTATACTAAACCAACTACTGCTAACTGGATGCAAATAAATATTTGGGGTGGTGGAGGTTCAGGTGGTAAAGGTGCTTCTAATGCACCAGCAGGTGGTGGTGGTGGTGGTGCTTACAATACTTTAATGGTTCCTTTTTCTTATTTAGTCGGTGCAGTAACATACACAGTAGGTGCTGGTGGTGCTTCGCAAACCTCAGGTTCAACAGTTGGTAATGCTGGTGGTACAACATCTGTATCTATTGCAGATTATAATGGAACAGGTGTAACAAAAACTTTTTATGCTTATGGTGGTGGTGCTGGTGGATTTCATGCTGATGGTGGACGAGGTGGTGGTGGGGGTGGAATTTATTCTGCTGGTGGAAATGCTGGAACTAGTAGTGTTAATGCTTTAATTTTTGGTTCTAATCAATCTTCACCATTAGCATCATGTGGTGGTTTTCCAAGTAAATATATGTCTGCTGATCTATCCTCCTTACAAGCTGGTATTATACCTATTGTTGATGGATTTGGTGGTGGATTTGGTGGTGCAAGTTATAATGATGGTTCAGGAACTTCAAGTACTGGTGTAATATTTAATGCTGGTAATGCTTGTAATAATGCAACTTATGGTGGGGGTGGTGGTGGTCGCGGAAGAGATGCCGCAGGAAGTGCTGATAGTAATGGAGGTTCTTCTCAATATGGTGGTGGGGGTGGAGGTGGTGCGGCGCACTCAGGAACTGCTGGTGTAGGTGGAACTTCTCAATTTGGTGGTAGTGGTTCAAATGGAACTATTGATGCAAATGCTTCTTCTGCTGGAACAGTTCCTGCTGGTGGTTCTGGTGGAACTGAAGGCGGAAATTCTGGTGCAGGTGCATCAGGTAGAGTTCAATTTATTTACTGGTAAAACATGACAAAACTAGCTTTAATAAATAACATAACAAACATTTGCGAGAATGTATCTTCTGATAACAGATCAGCAAATGAAATTAATATTGAAGGTTATACTGTTTTAGACTTAAATAATACTTCAGTTATTAATTGGAACTGGAATGAATCTTTAAATGATTATGAAGAAGTTGAAAGCATAGGAAATGGTGGAATTGGATTTATTTATACTGATGGCAAATTAGTTGCGGTTAAACCAGCTATACCAGAATAATATATAGAAGCACTTGAAGATAACACAGTATTTGTTAATATCTTTGCTGAAGGAAAACATTAAATAGGAATAATATGACAATTACATTAATACTAATTTCTTTAATCGCTGGTATATACTTAGGTTGGAAGTACGAATTAGCAATTAACGACTTTATTGAATCTATTAAAATTCATTTAAACATTAAGTAGTCTTGAATTTTGTATGTTGCAACATTATATGTTGGCAATAACAAACGGAGATAACAATGTTAAACTATTCAGAAATTAAAAACTACTGGACTAAGTTCTATACAGATGCTTTTGAAGATGCAAAAAGCTTTTGGAAAAACTACTGCGACCAAGTTGAAAAACTTTATAAGAAATAACTTTATTAAAACACAATAGTTTGATATTAGTCCATAAAATTTAATGGAGTGTATTTTCAAGCTTTGGATTGGTGGGTGCGTCTTGCTAAAGTCTTGCAAATGCGAAAAAGACAATGGCAAGAACTCACAACGAAGAATTAATCAGTCTAAAGGGACATATAACAGGAATCCGTAGAGAAATTAAAATACTAGGTACTTCAGTTTATAAGCTGGAGAAAAGATTAGAAAAACTATTCTGGTCTATCTTTATTGCTCTTGGAACTTTAAGTATGGCACTATTAACTTTATTCCTTGCCAAGTAAAACGAATACAACTAACA